TTACCGGATATACAGGCTTTCGCCCGGGTAGATCAGGCTGTAGATTGACTTGCCATTGTTAGCGGCTAGTGTGTACATGCTGATGCCGTACTTGTTGGCAATACTCCAGAAGCTGTCACCAGAGCGGACTGTGTAGTACGTGTGCGAATAGGTTTGCGCATTTGAACTGCGCGAACCATAGCTCTCACCACCATTTACGCCCAAGGAAACATAATGATACCTGCCTGAGTAGCTGAGATAACGTGCCCAAACATATGTGCCACGGATATACACGTGATCATAAATCACACTTTCACCGGGTGCATAGCTACCAATGGATGCATAGCCGGTGCCGGTACCAGTGCGGATGTTAACAGTCGTGGAAGGCTTGAAAACACCAGTTTGCGCATAGTCGGAATCACTGGCTGCATTTGATTTCGCTGGCTGGCTTGGTGCCGGTGTTACAGGTGCTGACGGGCTAGGTGTCTGATTCGCAGTAAAGAAATCATCATAGAGCTGGCTGACGTCAAAATTACCATAACTACCGGCGAATTGTTGATCACTCCGAAATTGCCAAGCATGATGGCTCGTGTATCGATCACGACTCGTGTTATATGGATAATCAGCAATCCAGCCTTTATCAACAGACATTTTTGTGCCAACCCAACTACCCATTGTATAGATAGTTGACCGATACCCAGCTGCTTGAACAACCTCCATAAATGCCTTGTTGTTTGCGGTATTCGCCGCATAACTATTATTAGCTTGCTCGCTTGCCTCCACATCGGTTGCTAGAACAGCTCCAATTGGAAGACCTGCAGACTGAGCTGCAGCTACGGCAAATCGTGCTTCTGCACGTGCTCCCTCAACTGTGGTGTAACGAGCAAAGTGATAACCGTTAAGATAAAGTCCCGCCTGCTTCGCACTAGCCAAATTATACTTGGCTGTTGGATCTACATAAGTGGTTCCCTCACTAACCTTTTGAACAACTGCTTTGACTCCATAATGGACCAACATGTCATAGTAATTGTCATACGTCATCAATCCGTTGTGATTGGAAGTATCCACCATATCGGTATTTGCTGCATTGACCTGCGATGGCAAGGCAAAAGAAATAGCCGCCAAGAAGGCGACTACCAAAGTAATTAGTTTAGTTTTAAATTTCATGGTGCCCTCCTTATTGTTGTGGAGCAACAGATGATGGTGCCAGCTGAGCCTTAACTGCGTCTGCGGCTGCTTGAGCTGCGGCAGCTACCTTGTCTTGATTAGATGCTTCCTGATCAACTGTCTTTTGTGGATAGGTTTCTGCTAGGCTGTCTTTCAGGTCCGCAAAAGCTTTCTCAACCGCATTGGCAATTGTCTGCTCGTCTGTGCTGGTGAAACCAAGCGATTTTAATCCGTCTTTCACAGCTTGAATGGCAGTAGATTTCTTAACCGCACCGTCAATCGCCTGTGTCACACCAAGCTGTTCTGCTGCTGTTACCGCAGCGTTTGCCAATGGGCCTAATACCTTTACCAAGGTGAGTGCCTGTTTGTTAGCCAGCAATTGTTTTGAGATCCAAGCCCCAATGATTGGGATTGCTGCTACTGCGAGTGATACCAAAAGCTCTGTCAAATTATTCATCATCATTATCTCCTTTGATGCCTACATGGTCTTCTTTGATGCCTATATGATCTTCCAATCGAGTAATCCTAACCGAGTGACTGCCAAGCTCGTCATCGTGTGTCCTCAGGTGTTGTCCCAAGTCTGCCAGAGACTGTTCGTGCAGCTTGAGCTGACGATTAATCGTCTCTGAAAGCACTTGAATATCAGAACGCAATGGGTCTAAGGCAATCTTTTTGAACAGCCAGCTGCCAGCGCTCACGCCCACCCCTATGATTGATATGAACTCCGCCCAGTCACCAATCGTGTATCCAAAAAATGTCACTTTCTCACTTCCTTCCACAAAAATAGCCGCTAGCTTTTGCTGGCGACATAGTCACTGCCTGTAATTTGCTTGTATTGATCCTCAGTTATTTGCCGGCCTACGTATTGTTCTATCGGGCACCCCCAAGAATGGAGCATACTGCAAATTTCGAAGTCACTCATTTTTCTCACCACCCTCAATCTTTGTCACGCGAGCATACAGTTCAGCGATCATCTGCTGTTCAGGTGACGGTCCGGGGAGTAGATGATCATTTGCCGGATCGTAACCTTCATCGGCAACGACTTTGCCGTCTACAAGAGATGCGTGACCCTCAAAAAACTGAGACACGTCATCTGCTTCTATTATTTGTTGACCGTCCTCTGTTGGTCCCACTTTGGCATCTTCCGCTTCATAGGCCCAGTTGGTCAGGCGGTTTTGCTCATCTAGCCAAATCTTAATCTTCATCTTAATTCACCACCGCATCATTGGTCGGATATGCATCATGAGTAATAAAACTCAAGCTACCAGCATACCCGCCTTGTCCACGCCATGGAATAATGTAAATTCCACCAGCTGAAACATATAATTCACAGGCTGCGCCCGTATACGACATGCTACCGAGCAACCTTGCTGCATCATCACTGTTAAATGGGCTATACCCCGGTCTAATGTCCGCAATCTTAACCCATCCATTGCTAGTCTTCATTTGGAAAGCAATCCCAATGGTGACATTTGGGCCTTTTCTTGAATATGAGATATTTAAGTTCTTGACATCATTAGTTTCCAGCCCCGAGTCTTTGTGATAGTAATCAACTGCATCATGAGCATTAAAAGTGGAAGTGATGTATTTGGCAGAATTACCCAATCCGCTGACTAGGTCTGTCAGTTCAAGAACACCCATCGAAATTCTGCTGGTGTGCATTTGTGTTGTTCCATCTGTCTGCGTAATGTATGACAGTAATCCATCGGGATTTACTTCCGTATGATAGATTTGGCCGTTTGGCTTGCCACTATTGTCCTCAATATTACCGGAAATGACATATGAGGCCCCGTGGAGCGTAAGGGATCCACTGGACAATATCTCGGATCCTGAAATTCTCACGTGTTGGAAGGGAACGTTGATATTAGGCGAATTAATCTCAGCGGAATTAAGAATAATTGAGTTGAGTTCTTTAATGTACAAAACAGCTTGAGCAATCGCATCATCTACCCACTTGGAACCGTCATAGCGCTGTACAGCCGTTGCGTCTTTTAAGCTTGTACCATGCCACCAAGTATCACCCTTTTTGGGATTCGCCGGGGCATCTAGCTGTATATAAGGATATGGCACATCCTTGCTTCCGGGAACACCTTGCGGCCCTTGTGGTCCCTGTGGCCCCTGCACTAGTTGCCAAGAGTAAAGTGCCGGATTGTTGCTATCGGCTTGCATAAAGTCTGTATAACTACCGATATATTTTCTAGAGCCAGGAGTATCGAGCGAAAAGTTCGTTCTACCATCACTGCTATCGGCATAGGCAATATGGAAGTACGATGTCTTACCGTCAGCACCCGGTTTTCCTGGCACCCCATCTTTACCATTCGCACCATCGGCACCTTTAATCAGTGACCAGCTATAGTTACTTGGATTGGTGCTATCGTCAGATGTGAAGTCGCTGTAGAAGCCAATATACTTGCGGTTAGGGTCAGTAGTTGAAAAGTCGGTCTTGCCGTCTTGGCTGTTTGCATAAGCAAAGTGGGCATAAGCAGTACGACCATCAGCACCCGGTTTCCCTGGCAATCCGTCTTCACCCTTCGGCCCCACATCACCGTCTTTACCTTTGAAAAGTGCCCAATTGTAATCAGCCGGATTGGTGCTATCAGCTTGTGTGAAGTCGCTGTACGTGCCAATGTACTTTTTGCCATCACCACCGGATACCGTGAACCCACTTTGACCGCTTACATCATTCGCCCAAGCGGTGTGAAAATAGCTTGTACGGCCATCTGCGCCTTTTTCACCCGGAACACCGTTAGCACCATCCTTTCCCTGAATAAGCGCCCAATGTCCAGCGTAATCTGCCGGATTGTCGCTTGGGACGGATGTCTTATTTGACCAAACGATTGCCATGTACTTCTTGCCACTTGGGAAGGCACTCATGTTGGTACCCTTGTCATCATCGGCATATCGAAGCCAAGGATAATATTGAACGGTTTTCGAGATATTCGACATCTGGTTGGCAAGTTCACTGAGGCGTTCGTCAAAGCTAACGGTCTCGTGCGCAAACTCACCCAAAGTCAGTTTGACAGAATGGTTAGCACGGCTGCGCTGAATGCTTAACACTTTGGCAGACAAAAACAGTTGTTGGTTTTCATCAGCAATGTGGACGGTTTGATTAAGTGGTACGTATGGTGAATTAACCAAATCAATATCATAGGTTTCGTTCGGATGATTGTATTTCTTCAAGTCTGCCAAAGCCGCTTGCAAAAGTGCTGCCTGCGATTTTGAATCAAACGTTTTAACCCGATTCCAGTCAGACTGTGTTGGGTTAGGGTTGCTGTTGCTTAACAAACGTGAATATTTCTGTACGGCAATGGTGTCGTGCAAGAACCCGTACTGATCAAGCACAAACTGTCCCGTTGGATCAGTCCACTTGTAGCCAATCAAGTTGATTGGATCCTGATTAGTTGATCCATCCGTACTTTCTGGCACTGCTCCATAAGCCTTGATCGATGTTTCCATGTCATAGGTATCGAGGTGCGTGACGATATTGTTGATGTCCTTATTCATTTCAAAGGAAATCAAGCTGTCACCGGCCGTTTCATGTCGAATGTTAATGACATGCTTAACCAAATTTGTTCCAACAAACTCAAATCCAAAACTAAGCACTGCATCAAAATCTTTTGCCACGGCAATAATGCGAGCCAACGATGATTCTTCACTAGTCCACTCGAGTGTTCTAACATTTTTAGGAAATTCATTAATGCCAATCTCCCAGCCAGAATCATTTGTAAACCTCGTGATGTAGTCAGCGATGGTATATGGTTTGTCGGCCTTGTACGCGCCAACGGTTTCGTTAATCAAATCATTACCGGCATCACTAGCAACAATTGAGTGGATATGTCCTAGTGAATCATGGTCAACCGATTCAATTACCATTTGGTGAGCGTTGCCTTCTTCATCTTGATACATGATGAAGTTGGTTGCTTTAGCCATCTCATTGACTGCTTGTTCCTGATCATTCGTGAAGTGAATATCAAGAGAAAGCTCGACCGCAGGACGATTGTCAACACTTTGTGTTTCTATATCGTTGTCAATTAGCCATTCGCCTTTGCCATCAGTTGACCCAACACCCAAAATGTTTGATTTTCGATCTGCAAAATAATACTCCATTTATAGCCAAGCCTCCCTTATCTCGATCTCACACGCAAATGGCTTTGCCCAGCTCGAAGGCGTGATAGTAATCTCAGTATCACCGGGTGGCAGTTCAAATTGCTCCCATTGATTACCGATCGTGTGCATGGTTGGGTCAAGAGAACCATTCAAGTACGTCTTAGCGTTCGCCACATCAATCTTGAGAACATCACCATCGCTAAAACGATTCTTGATATTCGTATACCAGCTAACGTTTTGCCATTTGACGGTGGACGCAATCAGATACATGGTAGATTCGCCCCACGTCTTGTCACGCATGAACCACGTGGAAAATTGTTTAGTTTCAGTATCGGCAGCGTCCGCAAAGGTAAACTGTCGGGTAATAGTCGTCTCTCGTCCTTGATTGCCAACCCATGGTGACACTCGGAAAACAACTGAATTACCAAATTTCTGTAATTCCAACTGAATGAACTTGTCGTTAGTGAAAATGCTACGATCAAGCTGTTCATTGACGACTAGTTGATTTTTGTAGTAGCACATCCACCAAAGCTGATCGGACAATGCGCTATTATCCTTCAGTATCATCTGAAAAATTGGCTTACCGTCACTCTCTAATGTTGTTTCGAGCGCACCTACCTTTGCTACCCCAGTTTGGAAGCGTGTCATAACATCCCAAGTCAGATTGCTCTTGAAGTTACCGTTACGCGTCTGGACGAGACTGTGCTTGATTGAAGGACCGTTCCAATACTTGTGGTCGCCAGTAATACTGGTCCAATTAGGCTCAACCTTCCAGCCATCATAATCGTCATGAGTCCAAATCGCATTGCCGATCTGTTCATTAGGCATACTAGGATCACCACCCCAATAGGGATTGTTTGTGGCGGCTTGATTATCCATATGTGAGCCTTGAACAGCGGCTAAGTTAAGTGCTACTTCGCTTTCTTCGGTGGTGAAACCATCTATTTCTTGCGTGCCGAATTGGAGAATACCCGGGCGATCATTAACAATCCCAACCATGCCGTTATCAGCGTGCATAGTTGCCGTAATAACTGGCTCAACAGGATAAGTGCCGCCATTATGAACCGTAATGGTGTTGGTATAGTATTCAGGATCAGCTGGGTTAGGCGACCATGGGGAAGCAGCGTTGTTTTTCTCTAATTTAATATTGTCAATACATATCCAACCGCCTCCAGCATATGCTTTAACAAAGCCAAAGCGCAAAGTGGTTACAGTTACATCTTTATTCGCTGTCCACGTTTTTACAAAACGATGCCACGTTGTTTGCCCTCCTGAAGTTTCGCGTGAGTCATGACCCATTGACAATGCATAAAGCGGATCTGGTTCATTTGTCAGCACATAGTCAGACGCTTTTCCAGTTGCTGAACCTGCGGTCGCATAGTAGTAGCTATATGTCCATGTTTCTCCCGATTTAATGGAAACTGATTCAGGTAATGGAAATTGTACGTACTGATCTGGAGAGGCTGATGAATTACTACTTTGGTTCTCAATCCGAAGCATATATTTTTCAAACGGTGTGGGAAATGTAGGAATTGCTGATTCAACTCTAGCAATTTTGACATCTTTATCGCTTGTCCCCCAAGCAATCCCTGAGGATGTTTTGCCTGATTCGAATCCAGAGTCTACAAGCATGTTCACCGGCACGTCCTTGTATGGCGTGTTGTCAGCCGTCTTCGTGGCTACCGAGTGCGCGATGCCATCGGGGACAAGAAAATTAATAGTACCAGTGCCAAGAAAATAAGCCCGGTCCATATCAATCTTACCGTCAACTTTTGCATACCAAAATTCATCAGGACGATCATCAATAATTAGCTTCTGAACACCCGAGCTATAAAGCAATGGCGCTAACTGTCGTTCAAATTCACGACGAGATAGCGTCACAAAATCATAAGTCACTGGAATGATTCTCGATTTCAATCGACTTCTAATAAGCATTTCTCCGTCCGATGCACCGACAGACTGGGTTGTATTCTCAACTTCAGAAAAAACGCCGCGGGCCGCACTAAACTGAAGAGAGGAACTGCCAATCTTATGACCTCCAAATATTAAATTTGCCACTTAGAAAATCCCCCTTCTTCTATTACTCATAATGGTGTCTCTGTTTTTCAATTTATTTATTGTTGGATACAGCCACCGTCCTACTTCACGCCCATTGTCGAGAACAATCTTGCCTTCAGGAACAGACGGGTTACTAATCTGATAAGTTGCTAATTCGATCAGTCTTGCTAGCAAATCCTCAACACGACTATTGCTACCACTAGAAATGCTGGTAACAAAGGTTTGCGGATTCAATTGGTTTATTCTATTAGCAGCGCCTCCGAAGTCTGTGGTGCCACCAGCAAAACGTGGAATGTTCATTCGACGAGCCTTATCAGCAGGAATAACCATTGAGTGACGAGCAAGCGGAAAAACCACGTTTCGCTCTTTGAACATAAACATGTTGCCGCCAGGTGTGATGATCGGTTCTTGGTAATTAGATCCAGGGGCATCATTGACCATCGCCAGTGAACTCGTTCGGAGATCATTAGTTCCGTGCTGCAAGTGAAGAAGCTTCCGAATACTGCTCGAAATATGAGCCACAAAATTGAAAGTCTTCGTGATGACTTTATTACCACCAAATGCGCTAACTGCACGTTTGGCGGCACTTGCGGGTCCTGTCGTATTATCATGGCCTTTGAAATATTTATCTCCCGGATTTGTTCCATTAAAACTTCCGATGCTGTTTTTACCAGATCCGGCAGCCCCCACAACGCTTGAAGCATTACCCATGAAGTGACGCATTGATGGGTTAGTTCCATTGAAACTGTTGACTTCGCCCTTACCTTTTTCAGCATGTGTCGTCACGTTTGAGGAATCCCCAGTAAAGTAACGTGCCAACGGATTAGTCATGTTAAAGGTATTGATCTCACTCTTACCGTGTTCAGCATGTTGAGTGACATTAGAAGAATCGCCAGTGAATTGCTTCATCCCCGGCTTGTAAGAATCATAGGAGATTAGCTCTCCTTTCGCTTGCGAAGTCTTCGTCAGTAAATCATTGACGTTAGCCGTCAACTCTTTCGGTCTCGGGTGTTTGGCCTCGTATGCATCTACATCAATGCCAGCCGCAGCTAGTTTTGCGCGTGCATCAGCATTATTTACCAATAATTCTTTGGTATTTGACGGTAATTGATTCCACAAGCCAAACTTGGCCACAGCATCAGCAAGCTGTTCCTTGCCTTTGGCCTGAATCAGTGCCGTCTTAGCCTCGACTGACACACTGTTCCAAGACTGTGCTTCAATCATGCCTTGAATCAAGGTGGCTGTTGCTTTGTCTTGCACAATCATCTGCATCTGCTTAGGTGTCAGTTGGTTCCAACCGTTAACTTTATCAATTGCCGTGACTATAGATGAATAATCACCTTTAACTACCGCCTGCATTTGCTTCGGAGTAATCCTGTTCCACAGGTCCAACTGGTCAATCATGTCAGCGAGTTTACCCTCGCCCACGGCTTTTAGCGTTGTGTACTGATCTTTGGGATCGATTGACTGCCACACGCCTAGGTTGAATAAGGCGTCCTTTAGTTCGTCTTTACCCTTGGCATTAATCAACGCAGTTTGTTGTTTAAGTGTCAAACCCTGCCACTTGCCAGACTGCGTCAAGATATCAATGAGTGGCAAAGTAGCCTTGTCATGAACGATCGCTTGCTGTTCTTTGAGACTCAATTCATTCCAGTAACCCATTTTAACCAGTGCGTTGACAAGCGGTGTGTAATCTCCACTGACGATAGCTTGTTGTTCTTTTGGCGTGAACTTATTCCATGAAACAAACTCAGTTATGATGTTAGCTAATTCTTTTTTACCGGACGCCCTCACTAGAGCTGTCTTCTCTTGAACGGTCAGCGAATTCCACTTGTCGGTAGAGGCCATCGCCTCGACAATCATTTGCTTAGCATTTGAGCTAATCTTGGCATTCTTTAGGTCAAATTTAAGACGTTTCCAACCACCTTCCGTGCTTGCGGTATCCTTTAGAACTTGTGGCAGATTTGTAACAACTTTACCAGTTTTAGGATCTAGTACAAGGTTGTTCCAATCGTTACCAGCCTTCTGAACACTCTTGCTCATACTCGAATTAACGGCGGCCGCAAATTGCTTACTATCTTTGACACCCTTACTCATTGCCTCTGAATAAGCGCTCATTGCTTTTTTAGCTTGAGACGCCGTCGCACCAAACTCTGTTTGAAGTTGTTCTTGAATCGTCTTGTTGGATAGTCCTTGCGCTTTCATTGCTTGGATCGCACCAGCATAAATCACGCTCATGTTGCTTTGATGATCTTTTTCCAGCTTTTCAAGAGCTTTATTCTTTTGAGCCATACTCAACTCAGCAGAGTTTTTAATGGCAGCATAATGTTTGCCATAAGTATCAGTTTCGTCAGCAAATGCCTGTTGCATCTGGCTGTACTGTTCCTTAGCCGCTGCTTGACTCATCCGAATCTTTTCGCCATTAATAGCTTTTAAGACATTCGCTTGTTGGGTACCGGAAATTCTAAGTGTCTTAACGGCCTCAGCTGCACTGCTCTTGCGCAAATTATCCAGAATCTGAACTTGATCTCGAGTAAATTCGACATGTTCTTTGCTGGCAGATTCAGTAATTGACTTAGCTTGTTTGGCATTAGCCTCAATTTGCTTGATGCGTGCATCGTCGGCCTTCTTCATTTCTGCTGCGTCTTTACGAATCTGATCAGCAGTCGATCCACCGACTTGCTTCGCCAACTTGTCGAGTGCGGTTTGGGTATTTTTGGACGATTCTTTAGCGGCCTTCGTAATATCATCAAAACTGTTGGCGATCGTTTTAGCATTTTCTCTGACAGTGTGGTTAGTGTCAGTGAAAGCACCACTGATCTTGCCAGAAGCGTCTCGCATCTTAGTTGCGGACCTATCTGCTACTTCGCCAATGTCCGTGCCCCATCGTGAAGTTCTGTCGGCAGACTCAAGAGCCTTTTTGCCCCACAATTCCCAGATGGCTACACCGGCACCAACGGCTGCTGTAACACCTAAAGCAACTGGGGCGATTGGCCCCAATGCCGCTAGCAAACCTGTTCCGCTCGCTGCGGCTCTACCCATGGCCGCTCCCATTCCAGAAGCACCATCTGCTGCCGCAGCCGCTGCAGGTGCAACCTTCAGTGCTTCAAAAGCTGTCTTGCTAAACCCAGACTTGAGGACATCCATTGCAGTCCCGCCAATTTTTGCGGCTACGGATGCTCGCCCCATGACTCCCGCAATTCCAGATATTCCTTTGCTCAAAGCAACAACTGGCTTAAGCGTTCCACCAATAATAGAACTCGCTGGTCCTACAACTGCCGCAAACGCTGCAAATTTGATAATGGTTTGTTGCGTACCACTGTCCATTTTTGCAAAAGCATTGACAACATCGGTTGCTGTTTTGATAAGAGGTGTCAGCGTTGGTAGAAGTTTTTGACCTACTTCAATTCCTAAAACATGAATCGACTCTTGAAATCTCTTCAATTTGGCGGCATCCGTATTGTTTAACTGGTTAGCAATTTTGGCAGTTGTTCCGCTAGCATGCTCAGCTTCACTGGTATATTTGCGTAGCTCACCGCCACCTGCACTAATTAAGGCATTCATGCCGGCTTGCGCTTCAGTGCCAAAAGCCAACGCTACTGCAGAAGCACGTTGCTGGTCCGTCCACCCCTTAGTGTTATTCTTGATTTTGTCAAGAATCTCTGGAAGAGTTAGCGTTCCTTTTTTGAAATCAGCAACAGATATGCCTAATTCATTAAAGCCCTGAAGATTTTGCTTAGAAGGCTTCAACAGTCTTGTTAAAGCACCACGTAATGCTGTGCCAGCAACTGATCCTTCAATCCCTTTGTTGCTCATAATACCAATAGCAGCCGCTGTTTCTTCGAGTGAAATACCAGCAGCATGAGCAGAAGGCCCGACATACGTCATTGCCTCGCCCATATCTTGGAATCCTGCTGCAGTAGCGTTCGCAATATAGGTAAGAGCATCTGTAACGCGAGACGTGTTTTTAAGCATGCCCGTTGTTGATTCTGTCTTTAGACCAAATTGCTCCAAAACGGATGTAGAAACATGCATAACATCGTTGAAGTCATCGCCAGACGCTTTTGCCGCATTGAGAACTGCAGGCATTGCGCCTAATGTCTGCGCAGCAGTATAGCCACGTTTGATCATTTCTGACATGCCGTCGTTAATTGCAGCCGTGGAAACGCCATATTCAACCGACCACTTTTTAGATGCTGATGCTAGTTGATCAAGTTGCGCACGATACTTGGCAGTAATCGCACCCCCATTTGTTAGCAAAGGTCCCATTGCTTGAATCTGGCTGTTGAAATCAATAGCAGATTTAGCGGCTGCTACAAATCCAATGGCAATTGGAGCAGTTACTGCCTTGGTCATCGTTGATCCGAAACTAGTTAGCTTAGAGCTTGTCTTTTCAGTGACAGACGCAAACTTTGATGCACCGTTTGATACTTTAGTCCAGCCGTCACTTTGCAGCGCAATCTCTTTGCGTAAGGCCGCCATTCGATTTTCATTTTGAGCAGCAGCGGCAGCAGTCCGATTATACTGTGATGCAGCATTAGCTTGCAGCTTTGTAGCACGATTAATTTCTTCCTGCGATGCAGTCTCACTTTTATTAAGTCTTTCAACCGCTTTCGAATTTTCATCATACTGTTCTCGCTGTTTCTGAAGCTGAGCTTGATAGTTCTTAGACTGGCGGCTCAATGTGTCATAGGTTGAACGCATGTTGCTGATAGACTTTTCAGAACCCTTAAACGCAGCATCTTGAGCCCGCAACTCAGCGGCAGTTGCTTTAATTGAAGAATTCAAAACTCGCTGGCTTACTTGAAACGGATCAATGTTCAAACTTACGGTAGCCGCAATTTGTCCGAGATTTCCTAACATGTTTTACCTCCCTTCATAGAATTAGAAAAGGAACGGAAAGGCCTTGTCGATCGTGGTCTCCCGTTCCTCGTAAATCTGGTTAAGTTTTTCAATATCGCGGAGCGTCATAGCATCAACGTCAGCTAATCGGTAGCCTTCAGAGAGCCTTGCTTTGTAGAAGTCGTCAATGTTGCTAATGGCTTCTTTGACGTCCGCTTCGGTGATTTTTTTGCTGTGTCCTTCTTATCCTCTTCGCCGTCGCTTAGAGAATCACCAATGGCATCATTGATTGAATCCAGCGATTTCAAAGAAATCGAAGAGCCATCAATAACATCATCGGTAGTAAACTGGTTTTTCCAGAAATCAACCGCAAATTTGGCTAAGTTTTTCTCGTTCTCGTCGTAATCATCGTTTGAAGGGCCATCTTTACGGTTTAGCATGCGCAGCTGTTGTTGCTGCACTTTTAAGGCGTTCGTGGTATCACGTAATGTTGGTTCTCCATTTCGTGTGAACACGCACGTTTCACCCTTGATATTTAGTTTAATTTGATATGCCATACTTAATCTCCTTAGGTATAAGCCGCCCGCTGTTCGCGTATTGTGCATTTACAAGGCGACAAGTTCATTACTAAACCACAGTTCCATCACTGGAAACGGTGACAACTGTGGGATCTGACGTTTTGAAAGTAACTTGTTTATTCACGGCATTAGCCGGATCAACTTACACTTTTTAGACACCGACACCAACTGCGGAAATAGTCGCGTCTTTCTCATTCTTAGGGAATACATAGCTGTGGAAGGTATCGAATTTGAATCCATCGTTGTCTTCACGACCAATCAACACAACATTGCCGGTATCTTGGTCACCTCGAGGAATAAATGAGCCTTCGATACTGTCAGCACTTGGATCTGGTGTGCCGTCAACAGTCTTGGTATCAACGTTCGGAAGTGAGAACATTCCCTTGAGCATACCAACCCAAACGTACTTGCCATTTGAAAGCTTCGTGCGGAACAAAGTCGCGACGTAATTAGGGCTAAGATTCTTTGGATATACTTCAACCCCATTAACAACCTTAATACCAAATAAATCAGACTTCATAACGGAATCAACATCGTACATTTCGATTGTTTCGGTTGCTTCCGTGATGCCACCTGAAAGAATCAAGTACGGGCCATCATCAGCGGACAGCGTCTTTTGCTCTGTTTTAATATCCAATTTCACACTAGATAAGCCTTGAATCTTTCGTGTTTTTTGTACAAAGTCGTCATCACCGACAACCCCGTATTCAAAGGCCGAAGCCCCAAATTTTGCTAACTTCTTATTAGTTGTTGCACCAGTATCTGCCATATTTAAAATCCTCCTTTAGGAAAATGAAAAGGGCTAGCCAATCGGCAGTCCTTGAAACTGAAAGTATCCTGTTGTCATGCGAAGGGCTGGGGTATCACCATCAACGTAGGAGTTGCGATAATACCTTTCCCAGCCAGCCGCGTGTAGTGCTTGATATATCTGTGTTTCTATCTTTTCTTGTTGATCCCAGTCCGTTATACCCACCCAAAAATCTACTTGTACTTTCGGATACTCTAGAATCCTAGAATCGTCAGCATAGTCAGCAGCATCACCGGGCAAAGAAGTGATTCTTACCCATGGAGCTAGACTCTCGGGAGTTTCACTAGTCTGGTTATTGAAGTCTGGAGTGCCTATATTCACCTTGTCAGCAATATCCAAAGTGTGTGACAGGATGTCATAAACACGTTTTTCAGGTGCCATTACATCCCGCCTTTCTTCAGGTGGCTTAGGAAAGCAGCGATAACAACTGGCCGCATGACTTCTTGAGTTTCCTCAATGAAATGTTGCGGGTCCTGCATTGAAGTGCCCGAGTTTGGAAAGTGAGCACGCCAGCCGGTATCTTTACCATATCCAACGTCTACCTCTGTTACGCCGCTCGTTTCACGGACACTTGAAAGCTTGATGTCATCTCTCAGATGTCCGCTCATATCAGTCTCGCCGTCCCACTCAGGCGTATTGCTTTTTAGCTTGTCGGCAAACTTCTGCGCGCCATCTCGGACAGCCGCTCGAGCCTCTTTTGCAACTCCAAATTGGAGCTTGTTAAGATTAGCAAGCAGTTCAGCATCCCCTGTGACTTTTACGCCCATCAGCTCACCACCTTTGCCGTAATCGTTGTCAAATCGCGCCTCTCGTAATCAGGATCAAGACCCGTGATTTGATATTCCTTCCCACGCCACTGAATTCGCCAAGTTGGTTGGATTTCCTCTGCGGTCAAAAATCGCACTAAAAAAGTTGGACTGTCTTTGCGAGTGCCCAACTTCGTCTGCGGATCATTTGCTTCTCTGATCGGTACCTTAGGAACTTCCGCCCAAACCGTCATATGCTTAACGAGCGCACCATCAACCGGAACTCCGTTAACCTTTTTTGACTCATAGCTGACGAACGCAATTCTTTCAGTCATTCGATTAGTGCGCATCAGAATCACCATCCACTTTCGGCAATTCCGAGCGAAGCTGATTGATGATATTTGTGGTTGATGTTTGCAACGGGAAGCGCATGACTTCAGCACCCATACCTCGGTAGTCATAGTCTTCCTTCACTTGCTTCATGAGCGCTGTGAAGAAACGATCCCGAGTTTCTGGATTGCTTAGAAATTGTTCCGGATTTGATCCAAAACTAATAGCCGAACTGATTTCACCACAAGCGTCATGCACTAGTTGCATAATCATTGGGTCTTCGATTGTCTGATCAACTTTCAAGTACATTTTCAGAACCTGAAACTGTTCATCAGTCAGTGGGCTTTTGTCAAACTTAGTATCTTCCAATAGTAGTCACCTACCCGGCGTTGACAGTAACAGCAAGCGTTGAGCTGATGCCATTAGTGCTAAATGTGATTGTCGCTGTGCCCGCTGTCAGATTGGTAATAGTGTAGACACCATCGGACTTCTTAACAACCGTAGCGACTTTTTCATTGCTCGACACAGCTTTAACTGCTTGAGGAGCGCCATCAGGAGTGACTGTCACCGTGATATCTTTTGTGGCACCGACACCACCCGTGAGCGTTTTCTGGCTCAAAGTCACTCCGTCAGGCGTTACTTTTTTGGGGTGTATGTGAGGAAGTAGCCAGCCTTTTTGTCAGCAGCGGATACACCAAAACGCATACCAGCTTGTAAATATTGACCGTGAATCTGGTCATCAACCCAGCGAACCATGAAGTCTGCACGGTTAGCAAACAGAATTGCCCGCTTGATGTCGCCCAAAAAGGCGTGTGCTTCGCCTGCTTCCCCCAACGTGTCGTCAGACACAACAGCAATCGGCATGCCAAGAACGCTCTTGCCAGACGGGGTCAAGATGCTGTCTTGCAGCAAGTAGCGGCCATTGCCATCTTTAACTGTGTCCAAGAAATTGTAGAAACTCTGTGAAGCAATAATTACACGAGAATACGCAGGGTCTAGGTCAACGTTATTAATATGCTTCAAATCATCAACGCTAGAGATCGTCTTGGCAGTGAAGCCTTTCAGTAGAGTTGTAACAGCACCGTTGGTCGTATTGACCTTAATTTGTTGTGCGTTCTGGGCAATCAGGCCAACCAAATCAATTGCGGAGTCGTCAATAGATTCCTGTGAAACTGGAAGAGCCTGACGATACGTTTCAACAGACCAGTCGATCGATTTGAAGTTCGGTTTTGCCATTGCTGGGTTCTTTTCCAACTCGGCAACAGTAGCCATCTTGGTTGTAGCATTTGCAACTGTTGGGTAAGTACCCTTTTGTGTGGAGGCTTGGAATACGTTCGTGAAAGGTTTCAGATCAACAACAGTCTGCAATTCACGTTGCGGATTGTTGCTAATGGTTTCCGGAATGGTCGCGGCCGCATCTGCTGACTTAACACCTGCATTTACAGCATCACTGGCATCGGTAGGACTGCCACGAAAAATCGCAAATTCACCAGCTTCTGTCTTTTCAAAATTGACGCCATCAGTATGACGACCACGAGTATGCAAATAAGCATTCAGTGCATCGCGATAGCTATGCTCTTCCGGATGATCTGGCTTCTTGCCACTCGGCTGTTCATTGCCTTTCAACGCAGCCTCGTATAAGTCACGTTTTTCTTCAAGATCTTTGATCTCTTTGCCAGCTTTATCATACTTGGCACGAACGTCTTCTGCCTTCTTCAGGTTTTCCTCGGAATCTTCACCTTCAAGTAAAGAACGAAGTTCTGTCTTCATAGCTGGCAACGCTGAACGCTTTTCATCAAGTTGCTTTTTAACAGCAGCTAATTTTTCATCTAAAGTCATCTAGTGACCCTCCTTATTTTTTGTATAAAAATAGGCACCGATTATTCGATGCCTTTGAGCAAGTCCTCTTTATTCAATTGATAAAGCATTTTACGCCGCTTAACTTCCCATTCTAGCGGCTGATCTAGCGCTTTAATCTGCTCTAGCGATCGTGCTCCGACCTTTACCTCAGTATCCGGATATGCTGGCGTGGTTACTGGAGAGACATCATATATATGATCAATTGATCTAATCAAGCGATTGTATGGAGCCTCAACATCCCCATCACGAGTCCATTTTTGGGCATCGGTATCATCAGGAATTGTAAATGCAAAGCTCGACTGACTGATGATTCCCTGACGAACGTTTTCCAGCAAGTCACGGCCAAGCTGCGTGTCCGGAGGCGTCAGCGTGTATTTCAGCCCTGTGTCATCAACTGATAGCTGCAAATTGATACCAGTTCGTCCTAACACTTGGTTCTGATCATGGTTGAAAAGAGCAACTACATTACTCATGTCAGCATTATCTAAGGCATGAGGGTCAATTTGCTCTCTAAAAGAATAATCACCGAATCCCATTGGATCAGATTTCCGATTGAATTTTAATGCATACCCATCGATGACCGTAGGATGATCATCATCGCCATCACGAATTTGCATTGGTGCCGCTGCCATTCTGATTTCCTTTGGCATTAGTATCACCTCCCTTCAATTCTGCTGCATGTTCAGCTTGATATGCTTCCTTTTGATCAAGAAATACTGTGTTAAGTGTCGACTGAATACGATCCATGTTCGGGTCTTTTAACGGTTTCTTTCCAAGCTCCGCACGTCCCTCGTTTCCAGTCCACAGTCCGCCATTAACTGCTGTATTTACGTCAGCAATCGGCAATCCGTTTACTGATTTTGTGTCGAATCCTATGCAATATTGGTGCCGTTGCGCGTCATCAAGTAGCTTTAGTTCAAACTCACTTGTAATCGGTTCAAAGTAAAATGGAAGATCATTGCGAATATAGTCATCAGCAAGCTGTTTAACAGACTGGTTAGGACTATTTTGTGCTAATCGATACGCTGGCACCCGCAAAGCCTTCGCAATCTGCGCTGTTGAGTAGTTATTGCTGTTAATCAGATTAAGAACGTTGGTATCAACTTCCAACGGCTGATAATCCATCGTTGCGTCAACTATAATTGGCGATCCAGCATCAGCACCTGCCTGTGCCCTTTCAAAATCTTCACGAATCTTCTGGCGTGCTTCGGCGGACAGGCGACTCTCCTTTGCTTTGATAATTGAGCCTTTCAAACCACTCTTGAAGAACTTCTGTAACGTTGAAACACCTGACTCCTGCAGTCCAATTTCATCACCAAGCGACAACAGCGGTGAGCGCCCCATGATTGTGTCGTATGAGAAAAACTTCCAGTGAATGACGTCCTCAAATCCACATATTTTTTGCATGCTAGAATTGTAAGGCGTGAAACGGTAGATGATGTTGTCGGGGTCGCTTGTGTCCACCTGCGTCTGTGATGGGGCATAGAACTCAAACATAGCTGGTTCGTTGGTTATCGGATCGCGCACAATACGCGAATAAGCATTGCCAGTCAAAATTGCATTGACCATCATGGAAAATTTCCACTGATAAGCCGACAGCCGCTTATTTACCTTCGTATTCATCAAGTATTCAATATTGGCTAAGTCAACAACCTCATCGGTTGAGCTGTCCGTGATTACTAGCGGAAAACGACTAACATCACCGGAAACAATTGATACAGCCGTAAGCACGTCAGAATTCCGTAAGGCAGAAATGCCAAGATACCCGCCTCGAAATGATGGAATTACTCCAGAATCAAGCAAATGATCTGCCCAGTGAGGGTCCACTTCGGTTGCCAATCCTCGAAATAGCTTCATTCATCTCACCTCCCTTCGTTATCAGGAAGCAACAGAATAAAGGCGAGAACAAACAACAAGCCGCCGCAAACCATGAATCCAGTAGGCCTATTGATCAAAAAAGCCCCATATCCAGCTAAAATGAAACCTAAAACAGTGGCAATTCCAGCCATATTTGCGCCAATAATTCTGAAAAAGTTAGCTAGTTTTCCATTCACGTTCTCACCTCCTAAAAGCCAAAGTCGTCACTAAACACACGGTCGTCGTCCAAATAGTTGTCCAAGTCTTCCTTAAAAGCGATGGCATAAGCATCAAGCGTGGCATCAATCATGTCTATTTTGTTAGCATACTTATTCTTATTAATACGGACGCCGTTGTTGTCAGACATTAGAACCGCGTTCATTGCGGCGGCCTGCATAATGCGATTATCTGAATGCTTTATGCGACCGCCTATAACATCATCGCGGAACTGCTTAGTTGGCATTGACAGTGTCAGCGTTCCTTGTCGCACCTGTACCATCGGCCACTCAGGATGATTCTTCTCAATTGCCGTTAGCATTGGTCCAAATTGATAAGGGTCGTACATGATACCTTGAACATCTAAGTCATTACGTTCAATGAAGTCTTCGAGCCATTCATATACCCGATCGTTGTCGATGATACCTGACTCTAAGCTGCTAATCTCGCCTTCGCCGTGTTGTTCAGCAGCCAAGTAGTCAATCCGATCCGTCTTTATTTTGTTATCGATGCCACCTTTTGAAGCAACAAATGCATAACCATCAAGCCACCACCAGCCCTCTTGGGGAATTAGCCAAGAAATAGCGAATAGATCGCTTGTACGACCGACATCAATGCCAATCCATGTTCTTTGCCCACGAATATCAGGTTTGTCGGTCAGCTCTGCCGCTTTCCAAGCATCGAAATCTAGATAACTATCTTCTGTAGCCTGTCGCCAAATATTAAAGTTTTTGACCAATTTAGCGTTTAGACTGCCATCAGCACGAGCTTGAGCTAACTTAGTCGTCAGATAATCACTGATTTGGTCGTGTAAGGTATCAACGTCAAGTAGCGGATTCGATTTGATCCAAGAATTGGGGTCATCAACCTCTTGTACGTTGTCTTGTTCAGCAATAAATGCAAAATAGCGTTCTGCTTTTTCTTCACCGGACAACACCTTTTTGGCATATGGATAATTTTGTTGAAACATCGGCACGTTCATGTCGAATCCAGCCGTTGAAATGATGAACGTCAGATAACTAGGCAGTAACACCTGCCCTGAGGCAAGGGTTTCAATCATGTCTGTTGTTTTAGCGTTGGCATATTCGTCAACCACCGCGACATGGGGTTCATAGCCATCGACAAGTCCTGTATCACGAGAGAATGAACGAATCGTTGATCCGTCGTCTAAATTGACAAGTTCATCTCGCGTAATCTTAACCATTCGTTTGATACCAGGGTCTTTCCGCATGAGTGCACGTAGTCGATCTTTGACCATTCCGAATACAATGCCGGCCTGCTTGCGATCATTAGCAGCGGTATATAATTGCCGTTTGTTGGCTGGATTCTTTCCGAACAGAAACTCATAAAGAATGACGCCAGAAATCAAAAGCGACTTACCGTTTTTTCGTGCCATCGAAATGAACACATCGGTAAATCGCCTTATATTTGAATCATCTTTATCAACCCAGCCATATATACTGCCAATAATGAATTTCTGAAACGGTGCTAATGGTTGCGGTTTCCCACTTTTTGGTTCCGGCAGAATTTCCATAAATTTAACTGCCTTTCCCGCTAGATTTGGATCATAATGCCATCGCCAATCTGTTCGTTTCAAGTCTTCCTGATGCCGTTTCACCGCGAGACTAACTGCCTTAGAGGTAATAAGACGACCGTCCAGCACACGCTTTATGAAATTAGGCATTGGATCCTTAAATTTTGACAACCAACATCACCTCCATCACAGTCAGCCAAAAGTATCAATGATTGAATCATTTTTCTGTGCTTCGGTCTTAGGCATGCTCATCTGCATCCGGCTGTTGACATTAAGACCAAGATCACTGGCTAGACTTTTAATATTTGCCGTTGCTTTATTCAATATGCCAACGTATGCATAATACTCATCTTGATCTCCATTCTTTAAAGCCGATTTCATGTTGACCGATGTGTTTTTGTAAACCGAATACCATGTACAATAGTTTTCCAACTCGGCGCGATCGAGATTTCTAAGTGGTAAGGTCCCCAAAGATTCGATAATTCGCTTGTATTCTTGTTTTGCGACTGGGTCAAGATGATTAGGCGGTGTTACCTGAAGTTTTGGAATGCCATCTTTGGCCATCAATTCCGCATGTAGTTTGGCTTCCTGCCGTTCTTTGGTCAAATCACCCTTCGACATTTGCAACACTTTGTATTTTCCAGCCATTTCCCACTTCACCTCCTAATATCTATATAAAATGGGTCTTATTGACCTCCTACCCCCTAAAAATCGTTACAATTTGGGGTGCAAAAAACAGGCCGACCGTTCTTCCGTTCTAAAAAATGTAACCCCCGATAAAAATGGAAGGGGGTCTAGCCGCTTTTAGCCCGTGAAGTTGCCCGATAAATTATCGAAAATTTGTTTTTTAATTTTTTATTTCTTTGAATTTTTTAAATTTGTTTTGTGATTTCAATTCATCAAGTTTGTTCATCGCTTTGATGAGTTGACTCACATCTCGACCTTGCTTAGACAGTCTCTGCATGCATGTGTCTCGGTCAGTGTCGATGAGTATGTGTTCGACCTCTCGACTAGCAAGCAACGTGTCTAGCTTCTCATCTGGATATGTCATGACTAACCATACATGGTCGAAGGTCTGCTCTGCTTTAAGCTTCCGCAGTATCAGCTCATAGAATAGCTGCACATAATCATTGGCGTCTATATTGCCCTGATGTAATGGCAGGCCTGTTAACGCCGTCATGAGATGGTCGTAATCAAAGACGAGGTCATGCTCTCCTTGATGTCGCTTGACGTACGTTGACTTGCCACTTGCTGGATAGCCAACGATTACTGTAATCTTCATGGCTCGATGCTGTCCCTTCTTACGCTTGGTTGTCTCACGTCTCGTCTTCCAATAGTGGCAGTCCCTGCATAAAGCCTGCAGATTATCCGCGTTCGTTCGGTCTTCCCAGTCATCTTCGCTTGGAACAATATGATCAACTAATGAGGCTTGCAGGCCACAGCGTTGGCATAAACTGTTGTCTCTAATCAATATCTGCTCACGCAGCTGCTTCCATTCATTACTGTGATAGAACCTAAGGTAGTCCGATTGCTGCTCATTCCGCACACGGTTGTACTGCCTATCCGCCTCCGATCTAACACGAGCATTGGCATCAACCAATTGTGGTCTGCCATTTATAAAGGCAAGCTTCTTACTTGGCATGGATATCATTCTTAAAGAGATCAGGTCCCATCGGAGACCCCTGAGCGATTCCTTCGCGGTGATCCCCCTTTAAATATTCGATTTTATAAGCACGGATAACATGATCTGTTGCTGCTGGATCTTTTGTATGCCAGTCAAGTGAAACGCTAACGAGCCCTGTATCTGATCTATCAATCCGTTTACCATCAATCCAAACACGTGGCCCATCATTAATGTCATCGAATTCGATACGAACATGCGGAGTGCTTGCGTGTAGTGATGACTGCCCCTGCTTTTGCTGATAGTCGTTCAGCGCTTTGTCTAGCTCTGCAATGAATGATTCGCTGAATCCTGCATGATCTGGCAGCTCAATGCCTTCGATCTCAGGCAACTTAGCATCACATAGACCATACGCAGTTAAGGTTGGTGAAACTTCCGGTGTCGCGTCAGCTTTGATGTTTTCGACCGCGTTCTTGATCTTGTCAAGTTTGGCCATAAGCGGATCGGTGTTTGCATCAATCGTAATGGTTATCTTATCGATTCCTTTTTTACCTGATAAGCGTTCTTTCAGTCGTTTGACTACTTTAAACATGCATAATTCCTCCTAAGATAATATGATTGTCGAATAGGAACCGTTACCGTCAATATTTAGACTAGTAACATCCCATCCTGATTTATTTAGCAAACTGATTACTTCATTAACGACTGCTGGATTGTACTTGGCAACGCTAATTGAGATTGGGGATGTAGTACCAATTCCTTGATTAATGGCATCGTTCACATCAGCAATCAGATTGTCTTTGTATTTCTTAGTTGCAGTGGCACGAGTTGGCAGGTATTCTTCCATTTTTGGTAGCACTGGTGCGGGTGGAGGCAACTGACGGTGAGACAATTGCCTACTTTGGCCTTTAGCATTATCGAATAGCATGTCTATCCCTCCGTGTATTGTTTGATCTTGTCAACCTGCAAGTCGCACCACGTTTCGTGGGTACCGTTCGCTTTATATACCGTTACGACTGGGAACGATTGATAGCCTAGCTTGCGGAACCGCTCGTAGTCGTCCGCGTCTGCTGTGATGGTTGACACCGGCATGACTTGCTTTAGCTTCATCGCTGTGTGGCGACACTTTTGACAGCCAGGCCTTGTGTAGATAATTGCTTGCATGTGTTTCTCTTCTCTAGATAGTTTCTCAATGATTGCTTTCTCTGTGTTGCTCACATATCCGTAACCGACTCGCTTCATTCCATTAGTTGAGTTCATAGGTGCACCTCAATCGCGTGTCGTCATAAACGAACGCATACAGCAAATGCTTGCCTGTGGTGAAGCCATTCTTAATCTCATAGGGATCATTTGGCTTTGCAGTTCCAAGCTGACGCCACATAATGCCACGATCATCTTTAAACCGCTCGCTATGATAGTGGCCTGAGTGAAGCTCGTATGTTTTTGCCATGTTGAATATCTTTTTGTACTCAAATGGAAAAAGCCCTGTCAGCTTGTCCTTGGCTATATCTCCATGGGCGAGCATAATGCCAACATGCCCTAGCAAGTATGCACAGCGCCAGTCGGTTGCCAAATTGCTGTCATTTAGATCAACGTGTACTTGTGGATAGCGATCTATCAGCGCATAAAGAAAAGCGTATTCGAGATCACCTGAATGGTTACCGAACACGCTCTTGATTGAGACGCGATTGCTATATTCAATTGCCAGCGGAACAATTTGATCAAACAGCTTCACTGCATCATGGAATGCCTGACGCATGTTTGCGTGATCTAGCTGTGTCCCTCTAACCGTTTGTGTTGTATGAATCTGATCACTATGGAATAGATCTCCCAGTTGCTCAATCACAATCTCGCTGTAGCCGTCCATGATGATCTCTCTAAGTTGACTCACCATGTCTTTTAGATCGGCGAATGTTGTCCAGCCAAAATGCAGATCAGGCAATGGGATGACTAAGTTACGATCGCCCGATTTCTTCATGCCGTAATTGACCGGAATGATTTTGTCGTTGAACGCTTCAGCCATTTCACTTATCGATAAGCCTTGTTTCGGCTTTACGCGAATATGAATGCTGTACTGCGGAACTGTGCCGTCTTCGGTACTATGCTGCTCATACACTTTGTAGTCGCCTAATACCATCTCGAACTTATCAGGATCGTATCCACACAACTCCATCAAAGTTCGTGGGTCTTTATTTGGCTCATGCTTGAGTCTCATTAAGGCCGTAACTGTTTGACTACCATCAGCATTAAGAGCTACTTTTCTATCAACGGGTTGGCTCTTTCTATCTGTTTTCGCTGAATCGTATTCATTCTTCAATGGCTTTTGGAACTCGATACCGAGCCTTCTTGCTTTACCTTGAAGCGCGTCATAGCTAATCCCGAGTTTGTCGGCTGTCTCGCGTCTGGTAAAGCCTTCAGAGGCGAGCTTCCTAATGTCACCGATCTGTTCATCTGTCCATTGCATCTACTCGCCTCCTGAAATATAATAATTGTGAGCAGTTTAGAGATTCTGCTCAGCTTCCTCATAAAGAACTTCCCGAGTTCTTAAGCCCTCGGATTCGGCCCCGAGAGCTTTTTTGTTGCTTAAAAAATTTCGATGAGTTAGAATTAAATTGTTCACAACAGATACTCATTTTCACTCCTCGGTACTACCCTAATCTTCTAGCTCTCGGTCCCCAACCGAGGGCTTTTTTAATACCCTTATACAAGGAATGTGCTATTATGTAAGCGTGAGCAGTGGCCTTTATCCTCCAAGTCAATCGCTACTGTTCACACATATGTTTCGTTTTTTCATCCTTTTGGCCCTTGGACTGGTCTCTGAGGGCTTTTTTGTTGCACTTTAGACAAACTTGTATGATAATTGCTATCAAAAGGAGGTAATATCTATGAGTTTAGATGGTAAAGTCGACAGCACCAAGGACAAGATCTCCGGTAAAGCTAAAGAAGTTGAAGGTAAAGTAACGGGTGATAAGGCTCGTGAAACACAAGGCAAAGCAGAAGGCATACTTGGTAAAGCCAAGGAAAAGCTTGACGATGCCAAAGATGCTGTTAAAGATACCGTTGATGATGTAAAGGAAAAGTTTAGCAAAGATAAGAAAGACTAATTAACTGGCCGGCAAACTGCCGGCTTTTTTGTTGCGACGGATTTACAATTCAAGTGCAACAAATTAGTCAAATAGAAAAGACTCATAGCCTGAGTCCTTGTAAAATGGAATCACCACAAGACCAACTACAAGGAGAACTCGACTATGAGTCCGTACACCCATCTTACCTTAAAAGACCGTGAATCGATACTGCTTGGTATCTCTACAGGCAAAACTCTTGATACCATCGCCAAAGAGATAGGTCGTTCCAAGAGTACAGTCAGCCGTGAAATTGCACGTAACGGCGGCTGGCGGAACTATTCGGCAGCCACCGCTCAGGACCGCTACCGGCGGGTTCGCTTGGCTAGCAGGCGTCCTCGGATCCTCGATCGACCGGGGACTCGTGACGCTGTCATTCGATATATCACGGTGCTACATTGGTCGCCTGAGCAGATTGCCGGTCGCTTGTCACTAGAAGGCAGTCCTATTCGCATCAGCTATTCGACTATCTACAGAGGTATCTACCTAGATAATCTCGGCGTTCCATTGAAGAGCCATGGTGCTCGCGGGCTACCAAGGCTGCTTCGACACCGAGGCAAGACGCGCAAAATCAAAGGCACCATAAATGAACGCCGGGGGCGCTTCAATGACGTGCCATCAATTCACGACCGACCCCGGTCGGCAGAAAATCGCAGCTGGTTTGGTCACTGGGAAGGCGATACAGTACGCGGTAAAACAGGACACTCTGCATTAGTAACATTAGTTGACCGTAAATCACGCTATCTGCTTTCGAAGCGAACGGCCAACGCAAAAGCTGACACTGTTAGAGACGTCATGATTGAGCTGCTTGGTGCCTTACCAGCTAACCGAGTAAGAACAGTGACTCCTGACCGTGGAAGGGAGTTTGCCCGGTACAGGGAGCTGGCAGAACGTCTGAATACAAAGGTCTTCTTTCCTGACCCACACGCGCCTCAACAACGAGGAACTAACGAAAACACCAACGGACTGATTAGAGAATACTTTCCCAAGAACACAGACCTAGACCTTCAGAGCGACCAGGAAATTGAGACTTACATTGAACAACTGAATAATCGACCACGCAAGGTCTTAGGCTGGAAGACGCCATCAGAAGTCTTCATGGGTAAAAAGTTGCACTTGAGTTGACAATTCGTCGCATAAAAATAGCACCTCACCGTTTGGCGGAGTGCCATTAGTTATATTAGAACTTTAACGCTTGGAGAAATATCGTATTGCAAAGTACGATATAATTCCGAAAACAAGAGCGATGATTATAGTACCAACTAGAATTGTTATCCAAGCACTCAAGTGAATCACTCCCAATGTACTTCACGTTTTATTTCATCAGTATATTGTTGTACTTCAGTTGTTTTGGACTTGAAATCATTTATCTTGATTTGTAGCAAGGTCATTGGATCGATTTCAAACCCCGTAAAGTCCTTTTTCAGACTACAGATAAGTGTCGCAACATAAACAACAGATTTAATGTTTGCGTCTGACGAATTAGTGGTGTGTTTATAATTATCAGCTTGGTACGCAGAAAGAATCCGTATTGTTAGGTCGGATCCATATATGACAGTTTTTTCTTGCAAGTCGGTCACTTGATCGGACGTAATCGTTTTCGTCTTTTCAAGTTCAAAGAGCAATCTTACCCAGTTTTCAAACAAGGTCTCTAATTCTTGCCCACCTTGCTGACGAAAGTATGATTCTATCTGAAGCTGTCTGTTATTCCTAAACTCTCGAACATTCTTTAAGAGATCACGATGCATCTTAGGAATTTCTTTAACATAATAAATTCCAACAGTCAACAAAGCTAGGCCAACAAACGTTGCCAGTTTTACCCAAATATCCATATGTATCACCTCAAAAAAATAGTACTCCAGCATGAACTGGAATACTACATTGAGGTGATATCTGTACTTCATATGTCTGCTGCTCCCTCTCCCAGTGTCAGATGGGGTCATCGCAAGCTGTGTCCGGTCGCTAAACTGGACAATGAGGCCGGTGGGAATCGAACCCACATACATATGCCGTTCATATTGCTTTACCAAATACGACCTCTTGGCTGTCTCTTGAAACACAGCCAATTCCACCCTGCTTCTCATCGTCATGATAGGCTTATCGTATATGTTGGCTGCAGTCACACTTAACGGGTGGAATGTGGCATGTGGGAATCGAACCCACCTGACTATCTCAGCCAGTCCATTTGCCACGCCTTGCCACAGCTTTATCATCACCATGGCTCGGAGGAAAAACGCGGTGTCTCAGGTTTCTCACCTTTGGCACAATACCATCATATGACGGAAATACGTGCTTTTTGTTGCATCATTGTTGCACGGATGTTGCATCTAGTTTCACTAGCGGACATATTTCAGCAAAAGCATAGAGAGCTTCTTGTGTTTGTCGCCAAAGGGTCGTTCGGTCAACATGCAAGCGATTAGCTAACTGAAGGCTGGATTTACGTGTCGTCTTTGGAGTCAGATAGCTCTCAACTAAAATGATCCGGTAGTCTTCACTCTCTATAGATTCAATAGCACCTTCACAGCACGCTATATAGTACAGCTCGTCAGCGTGCGATACGAGCTTTTCCTCGGCTTTGTTTCCATAGCTTGGTGACTTAGGCATGCCGTCCATCACGGGGCTTCTGAGCGCTATTTTGGTGCGTTGAGCGAGCCGCTTGTGATGCCAGTAGTTCCCCAAGACCTCTTTGGCGTTTTCAATTGTTTTGTCATGATCAATTGGGCTAAAATATCTCGTTGCTCGCACCACTGCGTCCACTCCTTATGGTATGATTTGGTTGGGTTTGTAGGATAAGCGTGCCTTCGTGGTGCGCTTTTGTTTTTTTGTGATACACTTGATGTTCAAATAATTCGATTTGATAGACTGAGTCGTCCTGTTAATCCGGGGCGACTTTTGCTATACTACCTTTGGAGATGCTTTCTTATGTGTGTTAACCTTATAAGTTGGGGGAACAATCTGATTCAAGCACCTCCCGCGCGTTGCTTATGTGACGCGCTTTTGGTATACTGCATACGGAGGCCTACTCCTTTTAAATGATTCCATTTGCTATCAATCACGTGTACGTTTGGCCTCCATAGCGCGTCAATACCCGGCGCGCTTTTTTGATGCTTTAAACGTGCGTTCAACATGTGCGTTTGCTATACTGTCATTGGAGGCCAACTCCTAATCTTTGATTCCATTTACTCTCAATCGTACGTCTGGCCTCCGGCGCGTCCCTCATCAGACGCGCTTTTTTATTTGCTTTCATGATGCCGAATGAGCTCCCATGGATCAATCCCAGCTCCATATGCGATTTTATCTAAGGTGTTGAGTGAAACACTACCCTTCCCAGAGATTACATATTCAAGCGTGGTGATGGGTATTCCGATCTCTTTTGCATATTTGGCTTGTGTCATGTTCAGATCGTATATATTCTTCCTAAGGTTTTCGGCCAATGCTCGTTTGCTGTCCAAGCTGTTCACCTCCTAATGCTTGTTTTTCCAGTTAGCCCACATTCACATTGCAGCACCTGAGATTAGCAGCATGACGGCAATCATTGCTTTGCTTCCAGTAGCTGTTTGTCTTCAAAGATGTTTCCAATGACCTCGCACGTCTCAACACCTTCTTGAAAAATGGTTGCAAGTGCATTTGCATCATAATTCCATGCTGCCGGTATGCCTTCCAAATCAAATGCTGGGTAGTCTTCATCGCCAAACCATTTTACGGTTGCTACATATGATTCACCGTCTTCTCCGGTTGTGACTCTCAAAATATCGCCTTCGTAGATTTTCTGCCCGTTCTTGTCTGTCAGACCGGTAAACTGTTCGACAACATACTGATCATTATCTAAGAATCCGGCAAAGCACTCTTCGTCATAAACAGCATTCTCACCATTTTCATACTTAACACAGCCGCTAAGCGTGTCATATGCTCCCTGCACGTCATACAAGTAACACTCGTGCACCTTATCCCACGCTCTGAACTTAATCTCTCGTTTCATTCACAAAACCTCCTTCAATATTCTAAATGACTTCAAGCTATTATTTTCGTATGTTGCTTCAACGGGCTTTCCCACTAGATCGTCAACCGATAAAACATTGGCATCTTCTAATAACTGCTTGATTTCCATGATTGATTTTTTGGCACACCCATCATCAAGCCGATTTGTGTTGACCAGCCCGACTTGATTTCCAGCAATGCAACCATCATGCTCAATGGTTACATTTAGTCCCATCAAAAATGGATAGTCTGAAATTGTACCGTAGTATGCTGCTCTGATCTTGCCTAACTCTTTCATTTCTCCGCCTCCACATCTTCAAAATGAACCTGATCAAGATAAACTTTATGCAGTTGGCCGTTATATTCGACCACCGCAACAGGCTCCATGATTTGACCAGCAGAATGACCACCTATAAGTGGACTTTCGCCCACAACCTTTGCGACCTGAAACACGCCATAAAACTTGGCGGGGGTTTCCTTGTCTCCGCTGACTACATAGCACTTTCGAGTCATGTTCATTTCTCCGCCTCCAATTTCACGATTTCTCCATGTTCCACATTGCTCAATACATCTTGGCTTTCCTTACGCGGCGCCGCTTGGTGTATGTCTTCATGGTGATGTACTCCTACTCAAATTCGATTGCTGGTATGTTCAGGTGCTCAATCAAGCCAAGGCGTTCCAACCGCTCATGGTTGAGACGCTCGCAGTATAAATCTGCTTCGTACTGAGACCTGAATTCCTTGATTTTGGTTTCGCCATTGCGGCCGACAATCTTGAATTTCATTAGTTGGCTCATTTCTTCAAAATGTTTACTCATTTCTCCGCCTCCTATAAGATTTTCCTGTCGACCAGAAGCATTGTGGGTACCTTAGCGTCCAAATCTTCTTTAACCTCCTCATAGGTGAGATTATCTCCGTCTTCCGTTTTTGAAGAAGCAATACGATGCAGTGCTTCTTCACGGCTTAACTCATTAAACTTTTCGGGATCATCATTATCCCCATACATTTCACGGTATAAATCAAGGGCTTCCTTAGTGTTGTTAGCAACGATCAAGCTATAGAAAGGTTCTTCTGTTTCGTAGTATTTCATTTTTCTTCCTCCAATTTCACGATTTCGCCAGTTTCCTCAACGCGCCATACACCTAGCAACCATGCACGGGCAAAAGTGTCGTAATGATTAATTATCCACCGATGATCCTTTCCATAGTCACGATACTGTGAGCCCAAAATTGAATTACATGTTGGCTTCATTTTGGTAATCATGCGTCCCACCGCTTCCGGAATCACCGGCAGATCATCTGGCAATGCGGCGTCATAGTCTTTCATATAGGCTTGTTTGTCTTCGTTAGTAAGCTCTTCGCCAATCCCTTCACCGTCCAAGGCAATGTACGCATTTGCTAGTTCTTCGACTAAGTCATTGAACACGTCCCGCTTCGTCTCAATCGTCATAACCAGTTACCTCCCCAGTCTCCTTAACTATCCATAGTCCACGACTCCATGCCTCTGCAAAAATATCTTCGTTGTTAGTTATCCACTCATTTACTTTGCTACTATCAAAGCTATCTTGAAAAGCCCAAGCAAGCTCGTCAAACAGAGTAGTTTTACCATAATCTTTCCTAATATGTTCAGATACTGCTAAGGGTATTGTGGGTAGGTCATCTGGCAGGGCGGCGGAATAATGGCTGACATAATCATTACATGACCCTTTTGCTACTTTCTCATCCACGTTCAAAAAATAAAATTGGTTCATTAAATCTGATAATACATCCTCGAACACTTCCCGCTTCGTCTCATTGCTCATCGTCAGTCACCTCTTCTTTCTCGCAGTCTTGCAATCCGTAATGCTCGATCTCTGCTTCGGTAAAAAGAAATAAGCCTTTACTCATATTGGAATCAATGTCTTTCGCTGGAAATGGTTTCCAATTGTTGCGAGGCCCTAGCTTGGATGCGCTAGAATACTTCTGAAAATGCCAGCCTTCCGTATGTGGCACCTTGACGTTGTATTTCTTCTCCTTTGCCACGGTGTAGCCGTTGACATAAGCATTCATCAGCAGTTCTTCGTCATCAGATTTGCTAGAAATATAGCAAGCCGGAAGCTTATCGTTATGTGCGTCTTCAACGATTTCGGCTTGTTTCTCACTTAGCACTACCTTTTTAGGCTCCTCAATCAAAGTGACAACGTGGCCGTCATATTTTTTTGCCCACCTAAACGCAAGATCAATTCTTTTGAAAGCACTTCCTGCCTTATCGTCCCACCAAATTGGCAGATCTATGTCCAAGTATTTCCCTTCATCATTCTTAACCGCGTACAGTTTTTCTTCGCTCATTTTTCGTCCTCCAACTTGTGTAAGATGTTCATGCTGTGAATGTGTGCCAACGTATCATCAAGTTCCTCTTGCGAATGGATTAATGGAATGCTAAAGTGCGCGTCATCTCCCTTGTATTCTTCTGGAAGATGATGGCCAATGTCATATGCTGTGTGGCAACGACCATCCGGTGTACCATCTAACACGATGACTGCAATGTCATTTGACGGCTCCCATTCAACAATCATCAAGTTAGGAATCTTAAAGATTTCCCGTGCGTAATTGCAAAGCATGACATTGTACTTCCGAAAATTTTCATGATCATTGTCAACTAAGCAGTTACGCGTAACCATCGCCAACTGATATAGTCCCTGATTCCAGTCATAGTGGTCATGCGGCAATGCAAATGCTGCTGTTACTTTCATTTTTCGTCCTCTACTTTCTTGTCGCGATATGCCTTTAGTCGAGCGGCCGCTTTTGCTCTTGTTTCCTCCGACATAACTGTGTGCTTTCGGATCGATACGCTTCCGTTGATAGTTCCTTCCAAAACTGTAATGTCTCCGTTTTCGCTTGTCTCTGTGTGCGTTTTAGATACCAAATCACGCCATTTACGATTGTGCTTTGGAATGTCTGAATAGTAGTGCCACTGATCAAGCTCCCGATCATAGCTAAGAATTGTTTCTTGCTCACTCCTTGGCGTTGTCATTTTTCGTCCTCCTGTTTGATTGGCACTAGCTTGTAGTCCACATCTTCGTACATGACGCCTACGACCTTGCCAGTCTTTTTGCTGATGTAGATGTCATCGAACGTGTTGTCTCCTGTTTTCATTGGTCGGCCTCCTTTCCCGCTGCTAATTCCTGAATGACTTCGTTGTATCTTGCGGGTATCTCTGTTGATTCAATGTGATTTTGTTCAGGCTCTAGCCATTGTCGAATATCAAATTCTTGTTCAACGTCTTTGCTATGCGGCATCACATTTACTGTGCTGAAATGCAAATAGTCGTCTTCATCGTTTTGAATGAAATATACTCGTCTAGCAGCACGTGTCAGACTGTCACCATGAACAATTGTTGCGTTCATTCCGCGAATGGCACAATTGAATATCAAAAACGGCAACGTGCTATCGCCAAGCTCTTCAAGGTGATAAAAATACATGCTTGGCCGGTAGTCCCACGGCTTGTGCTTCAAACGGTCTTGTTGCCATCGTTGAATCATCATTGAGCCAGTCCCAGCAGCAACCTCGTAATACTCGCTACTGTCATGCGAGCCTACCAGCATGTTCACGAGCTTGCTGATACTCTCCGGGGTGAAATCTTGTTTCTTGTCTTTACGGTCAGCTTGAACGCTCATGAAATATTGCGAGAACCAGTCATGTGATACGTCTGTGCTGACATCTAGGAATTGCTTAAAAAGCTCGTTACGCTTTTGCTGATCCATGACAATGCCCATCAATGCTGCTGGCGCCTGCTGTGCCTCACGAACGCCTAACAGTTTGTGAACGACATCTGCTGTGAATTTGGTCGTCATTTGTGTGCCTCTCATTTCGCACTGACTGACTTCACAGCCTGATCTGAATAGTCCTTGATGCTCTGTGCGTCTTTGATGGCCTGTGATAAGTCATTGTTTGCCTGTTTGGCGGCTTCTAACTGTGATGTAAGGTCATTGATGGTCTGCTGTTTGGCATCGACCTCAGCTTGTTTCTGGGCGACTGCTCGCTGGCCTTCAACGATCTTTTGCTGAATCTGGGCGTCCTTGCTTGCCATATCGTTGTCGTATTGCCGTTTGAGTGCCGCATACTGTGCCTGCGCGTCAGACAACTGATGTTGCAAATCGGACAAGCTAGACTGTGAAGCGTTGATCTTAGCTGTCAGCTTGTCGATATTGTTTTTGGTCTCCACGATGTTCTGGTGACCTTGCCAAACATTGTCGGCAATGGCGGTTGCACCGGCCCCAAACATAAGCCCTGCTAAAACAGTTACTGTAAATGTCAATTTTTTATTCATGATTTTTTCTCCTTAATCGATCTTGTCTACTTTAATCTCAACGCGTGGTTGATCGCTGTACCATTTGCCAACATGGATTTCGACTATTTGGTTGTCGTCTTCCCACAAAATGCCGGTAAGCGCATCTGATACAGACTTGTAGTAGTTGTCTACATCCGGCTTAACTGTTGGCCTAACTTTGCCTTCTTTTTTCTGCCTTATTAAGGCCTTACTGCCAGACTTTTGTAGCGGACGGTATATTTCCATTGCCACCCTTATTGGGCCGCTTAGAGGCTCAATATTTAGTTCTGACGCCACGCTCTTAACGTGCTGCTTGTAGTTTCTTGATTTAGTAGGGTCGTAAGCATGACCCATTCGCGTGAACCTCGGCCGTCCTTGTGGAACTGGGTTGCCAGGTATCGTTAGCCTTATCACGCTGGCTTCACGTCCTCATGCTCAATCATGCTTTTGCCTCCTCAAAATTTTTGCTTCGGTAAGTTCACATTTAGCTTCTTCAGATATCCTCGCCAAATATCGTATGTGTTTTGGCAGTAAGCTCGCGTTACTGGATCAGTTTCTTTTGTCGGTAAAAATGCACTAGTTTCTCCATAATATTCTGACTCAGCCGTCTCTAAGGCATCTGTCAAGGTAACGTACGCCCATTTGTACCAAAACTTCTTCATATCAGCATCGGCTTGTTGCGCCTTTTTTAAATATTCCATGGCTTCATCAAGCTGCAGAATGATGAACAGCGAGTATTGATAATGTCCCTCCTGCATGTACTCATTGAACTCTTTAAGTGTCATAGTTGGATAAGCCATTTCAATACGCCACCTTAAACTGCAACTTTGGCGCGAAAAAACGAAAATCAATGCTACCAAGTGCTCCTTCGCGATTTTTGGCAATTGTTAAAGTCACAGTACGGATATCTGATCTTTCATTCTGCCGGTCACTGTTCCAAAGGAATCCAACTGCATTGCTATCTTGTTCAATTGATCCCGACTCTCGTAAATCTGAGAGTACCGGTTGCTTGTCCTGACGATTCTCAGCACCTCGTGATAATTGACTAAGCAAAACAATTGGGATACCAAGCTCGTTAGTCAGCACTTTGAATTGGCGGGTGATCTCTTCGATTTGCAAACGGCGATCGGCTTGGCTACGGACACCAATCAGCCCGAGATAATCAACAATCGCAAGGTAGCCTTTATCTGCATCAGCGGCTCGCTGCCGCATTGTTTTTACGATCTGCGGTAATTCCACCTGCTTGTCGTAAAGCTGCAAGTGATAGTCTTTAAGGACGTTCCCTGCCTTTTCAACCTCAACCTTCTCAGCATCGCTTAGACTTTTCTGCGGGTTGATGAATTTACCAGCACTGATGCCAGTCTTGCAGGCCAACAAACGGTTGTAGTTTTCTGCATTTGACATTTCAAGTGAAAACATATCAACCGTTAATTCCGGTTGCTGTTTCAAAGCCTCAACGATGAGATTGACCGCGAATGCTGATTTACCGACACCAGGGCGCGCACCAATCGTCAACAAACGTCCCGGCATCAAACCACCGCCCAGAATATTGTTAAGAGTGAAGTACGTTTTAATCCCATTGTCCGTAGCACCGTGGATCATTTTGTCTTCCATGGCCGCTGCCAAATCTGCAATGCTACTTTCAGTTACCGTCTGACTGGCAGCAGTAGCATTCTGCGAGGCAACCATCATTGCGGTAAGATTGTCCTCGCTTGGTTCTTCCGAGTACGCTTGTGCTGTTTGAATGAGCTGACTACGGAAATAATCCCGTTTTAGCTTGCCTACCCACCAGTCAAAGCGTGAGGTGCCAAAATCGCTGGTCATAATGTATTGCCAATCTGTTACTGACATCACGCCAGGATGAGCTGTAGCAAAACCATCCTGCAATTCCAGCGTGTCAACGTCACCTGGCAACTTGTTCATGTAGGCAACTACTGCAGCGTATTGCTGGCTGTTAAACCATTTAGGATCAATCCATTCAGACTTGATAAGTTCCGGCTTCGTATATAAGCCATACATGACGTGTGGTTCAGGATTGCTAGGGTCATAAAGCTTTTTTGTCAAGCTTGTTGCCTCCCTTCATCGTATTCAGCAATGTAACGTTTAGCGTCTTCTGGATTGATTGGAATACCCTGTGCTTGGATTTCTTCAAGCACTCGGTCAGGGCTGTTGTAGTCGATATACATTGCAATAGCAGTTTTCTTGGGATCGAACTTAGGCTTTCGAGCTTCCTGCTCATCTCGTTCTTCTTTTACGACCTCAAGGTAATCGTTCCATGCCTCTTGGTTGAAGAAAGTACTACCGTCTTTGACAAACCGCTTCTCTGTGCCTTTGCTCTTGATTAGCTGTCGATAAGCCACAATGCCATCCTGGATTTGTCTGTTGGTAGCAGGGTTCTTCTTTCTACTCATTGCTCGTTTGTAAGCAGCTAATGCTGGCTTCTTGCCGATCTTCTTTGGATACAGTTTCCAGAGCTTTTCAAAGTCACTCTCTAACGTGCTGGATGCACGTATGTTTTTATTAATACTTGTATTATTCTCTTGCCAGTTTTCTGGGTGGGGGTCACCCAGTTTTCTGGGTGGGGTGGTGCAGTTTTCTGGGTGGGGGTTTAAACTAATAAATCTCTGTTCAACTTCCTTACTTCCGCTTTTATATTTAATGACTCTGCTGATATACGACTTATCTTCGAGAGACTTTAGCCAGCTTTGAATTGTGCTATTGCTAACCGAATAGAGTTTTGCAAAATAGTCATTTGATGCCCAGCAGTAACCGTTCTTATTGCTGAGTGCCGTGATCTCGCTGTACAGAAGCTTTGCTCCTTGTGGTAGCTGTTTGTCATAGCGCACACCTGCTGGAATGATGGCATAGTAACTGGGGCTTTCATTCATGATCGTCACCACCTTCATGGAAGCATTGATCGGCAATGTTTTGGCGAACATCCATTAAGTCTGCTTCGAATTTGATCATGTCGAGTGATGTTTGACCCAAGATATCCATGTATTTTTTAAAGTTGTCTTTTAGGAACAGCCGGTCTTGAATCTTCTCACCATCGGTCATGTGAGGATCATCATCCCTGAATAGATCGCACTTGGTTTCTGCCCATTCTCTCAAATAATCCAAAAGGTACTGATCAGTTTTTACTTTGTATGCAAGTGATTCAAGACGGTCAAGCTGCTTGCCAATTTCTCTGGCCATTGTTTTACCTCATTTCTTTCTGTGATATAATGAGGTCACTCAATGTGAAACCTCATTTTTGGCCGTTAAGTGTTCTAGCGCTTAGCGGTTTTTGTTTTGCCCATTATTTCGTTGATTAAGCTGATGGCGGTTTGCAAGCCGTCTTCTCGTCCCATGGCATAAGCTCGCGTCTGATCCGTTCCTTGACGGTAATTATGGCCAACCAGACGTGCGTTCTCAGCCTGGATAGACAAGTAGGAGATAAGTGGACCTAGCTTAGCTATAGCTTCTTCATTCAATCCACTGCCTCCAATTTCCGCTGTGGCCTAAGCAGTGACCAACGATCACGCCGAAGCCACCAGCAATTAGTAAATAGCCAATCATTTCTCCGCCCTCTTACTGATTTCTGGAAAGTGCGTCTGTATAAACTGGTCAAACTCTTCTGGCTTACATCGGTAACTTGATTTACCGCCATGTGGGTACATCACGAAGCGATTACGAAGCTCGCGTTCATATGGCCAAAAAACATTGCGCTTAAACCAATCTTTGTCTTGGTGATAACGCTTGTTTAATTCTGGAATGTCCCACCAGCAACGATAATCAGCATCTCGCTTCAATTGCTCGTATTCCGAACGGTCAACGATTACCTTGTCTTCAGGTAGCGTGATAGTGATTTCGGGGTTAATCTTCAATGTTGTTTCCATGGCATTTCCTCCTTTCCTGTGATCGCCTCCTGACGGATAATGAAACCCGAATGGAGATGATTTTTGATGATAACTAAACTCGCTTTACAACTTGTCATACCAAATTGGACTGTTTGGTCTCCCATTGCTATATCACTGGTATCCCTAGTTTTTGCTATTGCGTCGTTTGGCTTAGCCTTTAAAGGTTATCAACGTGGAAAGCCAAAAATTAAAGTGAGTCAAACAATAAAAAAGGGATCGTCTATGCTAATTGAGCCTTCTTGGTCTGGTGACGATGACCCGGATATTTACACAGATCGCCGCTATCGAGTACTTATGGAAGTATCAATTCGCAATCAAAGCTCTAACCCCATTGCAATAAGCACGTTTACGTTGAACAATCACTTTACATACGGTCCATATGCCTTGCCGGGATCAAGATACGAAGTTGAAGAAAGAGCCGCGAAGCATTCATATGGATCCTTAATTACGTACGGTGGAAATTCAAAAATATTTGGATGGACAGTCGGCAATCAATGGATAAGACCGGTTGTCCACCTGAAACCTTTTGATATTGTTAAGGGATATATTTTTTGGCCTGTTTATGAAGATGACCTTAAATTCATTCATTTGAACGGGAAGAACACGTTAACTATAGAAACGACATTCAAAAACTTTGATATTAACGTAGAAATACCTGAATTTATACAACGAGATTCTGAACTTTCTCCACGGAACACGTGGAGAAAAGAAGGACCTTTCAATTAGCTTTTTACAGCCATAATTATTTCCGCAATCAGCATCACTAGTTGTGCTCCCAGGCAAACTGCATAAAAAACGATTAGAGCGATCACACTACCCGTGATGGCAAAAATAGTTAGAGATACAATTACTGTTGCAAGCACAGCCACAATCCCGATGACAACTAATGCAATGAGCATTTTTTCTGACATTTATACGGCCTCCTTTTGCAGAAACTTGTTGATAAAATACTGCTGGCCTTTGCCGGTCACCTTTGGGGTCTTCTGAACTGTTACATGGCCGTCCGAGTGACTGATCGCCGTTTCCTTGACCTCAAACAGGCCTAGCTCCATCGCACGCTGTGTCGGCGAGTTATAGTCGGCACCAATCCGTTTGATCAGATAGCCTTGCTCACGCAGCCATGCGAACAACCGCTTCGCACCAATGTCAACGCCGTTCTGTTTGATCACCTTGGCAAGATCACCAACCAAGATGGTTGTGTGACTTGTGGCTACCGCGTCTGCAAACAACGCTTTAGGCTTCATTGTTTCGTTATCAGCCGTAAGTGCCGCTGTTTTGGCTTGTTCGTCCTTTAGCTGCGTTGCCAGATTGATAATGAAGTCTGGATTATAGATTGCCTTCTCAATCGTTTCAGGCGTCATGTAAGCACCATGCTTGCGGATTGATGGGAGGACTTCATGCGTTACCCAACGGTTAAAACGTTTGGCCGCTGGTTTTCGACTAGCACCAATCAGTTTGTATAGCCCCGGTTCGCTGATGAAATTGGTCTCGCCTGATAAGCCTCCTAAGTTAAACTTAGTCACCTCATCGCCGTCTAATGATTTCAACGCTACCGTTGTGTTTGTTAGTTTCAGCGCATTCGTAACATCCGGTGCTGAAAACCAGATAATGCCGTTGGAGCTGACAGTCCGAATTTGGTTATCTTCGAACTGAAATAGTTGTAGTTTGTTCATACCGTCATCCCCTTAGGTCGCGTTATTGCGACTTTTTTCTTTAAAAAAATATCAATTGCTTCCTGATCGCTAAGAGGGATGAATTGCATCATTTTGAATATTTCTTGTGCCGTGAAGTCTTTTCCACCCCGCTGCATTTTCCGAAATAATGTGCTTCTTGCGATCCCTAATGCTAAAGCTAGAGAATCTTGAGTGACGTGTCGTTCTGTCATAAGTCCCTTTAAACGATCCAAATTCACATTAACCATATATGATTCTCCTTTCTGTCGCATTCCTGCGACTTGATGAACTAAGCATAAATCGCTTATAAGCAAGTGTCAATATAAAAATCGCAAATATGCGACTTTTGTTGTTGCAAATTTGCGACGTCGGTTTATAATTGTAGCCATACAGGAGGTGCCACATATGAACGTTGGAGAACGAATGAAAACTATTCGTAAACAAAAAGGCATTAGCGCAGATTCTCTTGCCGCCAAAATTGGTGTCTCTAGATCAACGGTTTTTCGATATGAAAAAGGAGACATCGAAAAGGTTCCAATTGAAGTAGTTGCAAAGGTAGCGAATGCCCTCAATATTAAACCAGAAGTTTTAATGGGTCTGAAAGCTGACACCGTTGTGGATAAGATTCATGACACGGTGGTTCAACTCCACCCCGAACGTCAGCAAAAAGTCTACACGTACGCGGAAAAGCAGCTCGATGAACAGCAAAATCCAGACAACGTTGTCAGCTTAGATGAAGCGCGTGTAGAACGTAATCTCGATGAACCAGAGTTCAATGTTGAGGTTGATGGTATTGTGGCCGCTGGATATGGTGCCTTTAATGATGATCGTAATGAACCCATGGACACAGTCAAGATTCCGGATACAGCTATTCCGTATCACTACGATTACTGTTTTAAAGTTGTCGGCGACAGTATGCACCCTACCTATGATGATGGTGAGCTCGTCTTTGTTCAAAAAACACAAGATGTTACTAACGGCATGATCGCGGTAGTTGATATTGATGACATGACATTCATCAAAAAACTGATATTCGAGCAAGATCGTCTGTGCCTTCGGTCATTGAACGATGACGTAGATGAAGAAACTGGCGAACGTATCTACCCGGACTTCTACGCTGACGACACAGACAATATTGAAGTGATTGGTAAAGTTGTCGGATCATACGCATTCAAATAATCTTACGTCCAAACCCTGATCGACGTTAAAAGCTGAATTTTTTGGAGGGGAATAATGGAACTACTTATCTTAATTGCCTTTTTGGGATCGCTCCTATTGGCTGCAATATTTGGCACATTGTCTATAATTCAAAGAAAGGATCCGAGAAAACTAAAGCGGAACCTTATTATTACCGCATTGTCGGCGGTAGCATTTATTGCAATCTTTTTTTGGATTGGCACCTACTCGGGAGAAAGCAACAGGTCATCTGCGTCTAGTTCGTCTTCAAAAGCTGAATCGTCAAAGGCAAAATCGTCGCAAGAAGATGATGACAGTTATGGAGAATCTGATAGTGACGATTCAGATAGTGAGGAATCATCGAGCACAGAAACGTTCAATGCTGCTGATTACAATACTGGCGTTACATATGACCAGCTTGCGCGAACCCCGGACGATTACAAATACAAAAAGGTTTCCTTCACTGGAAAAGTAATTCAAGTTATTGACGGCGATGATGAAACCGATCTACGTGTTGCGGTTGATGGCAATTATGACAACGTCATCTTTATTGGTTACGATCCAGATATCATGAATGGTTCTCGCGTACTAGAAGATGACAAAATAACTTTCTATGGAGAGAGCAAGGGAACTACCTCGTACAAATCTACAGGCAGTGGCAATATCACCATACCTGCGGTAGCCGTAGTCAAAATAGAAGATGCAGGCAAAGCACCCGACGACTATGGTGATTAGTTCCTTCCCCCACGCAAGCGGCGGCCCCGTGCAAGCCGGAGAGTGGGGCTTGTATCGCACACCAATAAAGAAGGTGAACCATCATGCTAAAAAAGATAGTTGCCATCTTACTCATTGTTTTGTTGGCTGGCGCAACAACCGCTTGCGCTAGTGATCAAGACGATGATCAAAATGTCGAGCAGTTTAACTGAGCATCGACTGGATACAAAAGCTTGGTATTTAAGATAGGAGACAGCAAAATGGATCGGCCAATAATTAATGCCATCTACTTCACGGAGAAAGACAAATCCAAACCGATGATGGTGCTCCCGTTAGATAGCACTAAACTTCACATCGATATTCACGTTCAAGTCATTAATTTCACTTTAGATAAGCATACGTTAACTTTGTCCGTAAGCGATCAGAATGGAAACGTTATGCTCGAAGCTAGCCAGCAACCCATGGACGCCTCTTCATTGAAGGCAAGAGGAACATATGGCATTGTTGATGCAACTCTTTTCGTTGTATTTGACAAATTAGAGCTTAAGGGAGTGAATCGGCTAAGGTTTGATATATCCTTCGATAATGATGCTAAGGCTACTGCATATCTGTTTGTTTCACGAGGTGACAAGAATGATTGATGCCGGGATTAGCAAAGTTATCTTTAGAACTGATACAGAGATAAAACGATCCTCTTCTATAAGGGCATTCATCAAGGGATATAGGATTACTACGGCAACGGGTAAAAGCAAAACAGAGTATAATAAAACCAAGGAGGCGGATAACATGACAAATGAAAATACCGTGACTCAAGATCAATTAAAGTTTGCAGAGAAAGACGCTAATCACAAGCTTGATATTATCAACATAAAGATTGACGCACTAACAAAATCGGTTAATGCAATTTCAATCAAAGCTGACGGACTCGATGAACTAAAAACTACTACTGCTGTTTTATCTGAAAAGGAATCGACAACACGTGCTTTATCGTGGGCTATTGTCGTTGCCATTGTTGGAGGCCTCATTAAGCTGATTCTTTTTTAGTCAAGGCAAGGTTCGTTTCAGGCTCACAGCAACGTGGGCTTTTGTTTTCTCTAAATTATTTTTTCACAACGCATTCTCGTTATAGGAGGTATCATCTATGAAACCAATTACAGTAATCTCTTATAAGTTTGGCGATAAAAGCTGGAAAAATTTTGAAGGAGAACCGATCAAAAAATATGAGCACTCAGTTCTCCTAGACATTTCAAACACCGAAGTCTTTAGTGATAAAGAAAAAACAGAACTAAATTACAAGATTGTTGTCCCCTTTTCTAGAATTAGAGAGAAACGATTCATCAAAGATATTCCACTCAGTAACGTAAACGAGGCGCTTAACAAGAAAAAATCAAGTAGGAGAAAATAGCAAAAAAAGCGCCTACCCCACTGGCCAAAGTGAACGGGTAGACGCTGAACAATTACTCGGAGTCATAAGGCTCTTTGTATACACAATTGTACCAGAAAAGGAGGAAGATTGCATGGCAACATTTAGAAAACGCGGCAAGTATTGGGAATACCGGGTTAAGTATACGGACTCCGCCGGTAAACAGCTGGTTGCTTCACACGGCGGGTATCGGCTCAAATCATCTGCGCAAGATGCTGCAGAAGCTGTAGAAGATGACCTCAAACGTGGTGGCGATCCTTCCAAAGCTGGGACACTGTTTTTGGATTATTGGGATCAATGGATTGATGCTTATAAGTCAGGAGATAAGTCCCTCAATACTGAATATAGATACATGTTGCTAAGAAAACATTTGAAGTCACGTTTTGACGGCCGTAAGCTTAGCTCAATCCGTCCAATCGAATGGCAACGTTTCTTGAATGATTTTGCTGCAGGTAAGGACCGCAAGAAAGAGACCACACGCAAAGGCCCTCGCGAACGCTCAAAGGATATTGTCAGCAAGATGAATAGCTATGTCCGCTCAATGGTTAAGGCAGCCATCAATGATCGTCTGCTCTTTTCTGACTTCACTTTTGGTGCCAAGGTTGGGGGAATCCGTTCAGGAAGCAAAGTTAAAGTGCTTGATCAGGACGACTTTGCACAGGTTAAGTCTCAGGCGGCCGAGAAGGCTTCATATCGAAGCATAGGGGCGCTTGCAGTGTATTTAGGGGCAATGACAGGCATGCGGGTTTCTGAGGTTTTAGCACTCACGTGGGCTGATATAGATACTATTAACAACGTGATACATGTTACCCGTTCTTGGGATCATCAGTATGGGACTGGATTCAAGCCGACAAAAACCGAAGCGTCAATACGAGATATTGAAGTGTCACCAGCAGTTATTAAGCTACTCGAGCGAATTCATCAAGAGCAAATGGCAGCATACTTGCGAACTGGTTATAGAGATGCCGATCAAATGATCATGCGGAATCAATGGCACACGGTCATTACTGACACAGCCTGCAATAAGGCACTTGCGATTTTGCAAAGCGATGCAGGGATCCCAAAAGAAAAACAAATTACTTTCCACGGCCTACGTCACAGCCACGTTAGCTATCTAATTAGTCAAGGCATTGACATCTATTACATCTCAAAACGTCTTGGCCATTCAGACATCACAATCACCATGCGCGTATACGGTCATCTTTTGGACTCTCAGAAAAAGAAAGAAGCTTTGAAAGCCACGGCTGCCATGGATCGTCTTTGA